TTTTAGAAGAATTGCAAGGTGGATCTATTGAAGTTAATGTCAACACATCGATGATTGAGGACAGAGCTGTAACTCTTCCTAAACTGGGCTTTGGAAAAACATCAACAACTAGAACATCTAACTTAGTTGACTTGCAAAATGTTGTCTGGGGCAAAATCGTCAAGTATCAAGATGGAACGCTAATTAACAATTCATTATTTGCCTATATTCGCATTCCTGTTGATCCGACGAAAAAGTATATTTTGCGTGGGACATCAGAACAGGGGTGTTTCAAAAATGCCGATGGCACATGGATTCAAGGTCATCAGTATGCACCACAAACTGTATTTTCGCCACCTACGGGAGCGACTGAATTATGGCAAACGTTCAGCATTGCCAGAGCAGAAGAAATGTTTATCGGATTTAGCACTACAAATAAAGCTAATTCATATGTTTTGGCAGAAGAAGCGATAGGGGATAGTAGTATTAAAATGACAAAAACAAAATTTATGCCGATGATGTATGAAATGAATTTATTTGATAAAAGTAAGACTGTTAAAGACTCATACGTCCGCGCTGTGAACGGCAACGTAGTATCGCAAGCTGGATATCAAGCGTCCGAATTGATTGAAATTGATCCTAGATATACTTGGCAGATTACAGGCACCGCGGAACAGTGGGCAGTTTATGATAGCTTTGGCGTGTACACTAGTGGCAAAGAATGGGCGTCTCAACTGAAAACAACATCCTTGCCAGAGACGACACGTTTTATCCGAATTTCTTTAAAAGACGGACAAGAAGACAGTGTCGTGTTAAGACCGTATCAAGTTGCGAAAGATTACTGGTTTGATGAAGATATTGCAAATCATATTGCGTTTCTTGCGGGCATTCAAGGTGTTTCAGAAATACTGAAAGTTGAAAAAGACGGCAGTGGAGATTATACGACAATTCGTGAAGCTATCGAAAATCACAAAGACGGTGCAATTATCAAGATTGGTAAAGGTACATGGAATGTAGCGGATGAGTATACAGAAACTGAAATGAAGCCAAATACATTCAAGGGTTGGTCTACAAGAAAAGTATTGACAGTCATTGGTTCTGGCAGAGAGAACACCATTTTAAAATGTGAGTTACCTGGCACATTGACTGCCGCAGAAAGATCAAGTATTAGTGTATGGCATTCATTCAATGATTTAACACTGAAGAATATGACCTTGCTTAACGTAAACGGTCGATATGCATTTCACGATGACGAATCAACAGTCCCAAGTGTATCGGTTGAAAACTGCTTATTGCACAACAAAGCAACAGCCTATTACTCACAAGCCGTTGGTGGTGGTACCTCAAGCGCTGGATCCTACACATATAAGAACTGCACGTTTAAAACAGATTACACTGGTAAAACATCTATACCGTTCTCGTATCACTCCCGTGCAGCGCAAACAGAACCCGCAACTTTAATCATTGAAAATTGTTCTTTTGAGCATAATTCTTACTTTGATTTAAGATTAGGCTCATTGGCTTCTGGTCAAAAAAATATCTGCTATATCATCGGCAACAGACTGACGAATGTTTACGTAAAAGAAGAAATACTGAATAGTGGCGTACCATTAGACTTTGTAGTTAGTGGATACGGAAACAAAGCACCGTTAGTTATCAATATCCTCACTGGAGCAAATAACGTGGAAACCATCGAAACTGAATTAACCGATTCGTTTACGTTCAAAAAGTGTGCATTAGCTGACTTGCAGTAACAACGAGGTGAAACCATGAAAACATATCAAATCTGGCGGACAATCCTTCTTGGTTGTCTGCTTTTTTGGCTAGTAGTGTTGTGGATTATATTTTAGGAAAGCAGGTGGCATATGTGGGATAAAACCAGAAGTTTGTGGCTTAGATTTGCAAGGATTGTGATTTTGAAGTGGTACAGTATCGGACTAGCCGTGGTAAGTTTCTTCTACGGCTTGATCCTTTTCAATAACCCCGAAATATTAATCAGTTATGAAATGTACGAGACATTGAATGAAATATTTGATCAGCGTATCATCAGCAGCTCGTTCATGATTCTTGGTGCAATGAAGTTGCTTGGTGTGTTCATAAACAATCGAGTAATTAAAAGAGTCAGTCTATCGCTACTAGTTGGACTATGGCTAGTATTCAGTACTTCTTTCTTCTTCAATGGACCTCCTAATACAGTGGGCATTCTTACTCTTGGGTATGCTTGGATTGCCCTAGGGATCGCTGTTAGGGAGGTTTTGGAATGAAGGATACATGGTTAGATAATTGGTTGCCGGTCATAACTGGCTTGATAGGCATCGTAGGGACGACTATTGCGAATAGATTTGACTTTCGGGGCATTGTTCGAAAAGGTGAGCTGGAAAACAAAAAAGCTGAAATCGAAAACAAAGATGATGTCTATGCTGGTTGGAAAACTTTGTATGATGCGCAGTTAAAAGAAAACATTACCTTAAAAGAAGAATATGAGAAAACTCGCCAACAAATATTTGGCCTCCAAACTGAATTTAATAAGTTGAAAATCAAGCTTGATACAATTGAGCATACATTTGCCGAAAAAGAGCAAGGCTATTTGTTGCAAATTGAAAAGCTAGAAACTAAGTGTGATGAGTTGGAAGAAGAAAATGAGATGTTGAGGATACAATTGAAAGGTGGAATTTAAATGGAAGCATTACAAGATGCATTGTTAAACTTATTGATTGTTGTGGTTGGATTGGTTGCTGCCTTTATTGGCCAAAAGGGTTCAGAGTACTTGAAAAAGAAAGGTGTCTTAGCTCAGTTGGAAAGCAAGAAAAACTATGTGGCGATCGTTGTATCAGCAGTGCAGCAAGTTTATGCAGAAGCAAATGGAGATGCTAAATTACAAGAATCCAAAGCTCAGTTAGTGGACTTGTTTAACAAGAACGGCATTAAGTTTACTGAAGACGAGTTGAATCTGTTAATCGAATCAGCAGTAAAAGGGATGAAAGATGGTGTTGACCAAGGAGTGGCTGAATAAGCCGCTCTTATTTTATGTAGAAAGGATGATAGATATGAGTTTCATCAAATACGAGTATATCAGAATCAATAAGTTTTCTCGTCCAGGAATCAAGAACTATGGCGTCAAAGGGATTATCATGCATTACACGGCAAACAATGGCGGCACTGCCCGAAACCATAAAGACTACTTCAACAATCTGAATGGCGTTTATGCTTCTGCTCATTTGTTTGTAGATGACAATGAAGCTATTTGTATCATTCCATTAGACGAAGTCGCTTACCATGCAAACGATACGGTTAGATACAATTCTGATGGATCTATCTACAAGCCTTTGTATTCACAAATCGGTAATGCTAATTATGGTGCTATTGGAGTGGAGATGTGCTTGGATAGAAATGGAAATATCACTGAAAAAACATTCCAGAATACTGTTAAAGCTGTCAAAGAACTGATCGCAAAATATCCAAATATCACTCGAAATAAGATTTGGCGCCATTATGATGTTACTGGCAAGAATTGCCCGGCTCCATGGGTATCTAAACCAAGTGAGCTAGAACGCTTCAAAGATGCGGTGTTTGGCAACACTAGCGGTTCTAATTCAGCAGTTAAACCTAGCACGCCATCTGCAAAACCAAGTGCCAATAAAATCGCAGAAGACGGCATGTTTGGCTCAAGCACTGCAAGACGGTTGCAGCAATATTTTGGCACAACACAAGATGGTGTAATTAGTCATCAGTACAAGCAAAAGTACAATCAAAATGTTTATGCAGCACAGTTTGACAAAACGTTGAAGGGATCTAACGTAATCAAAGCGCTGCAGAAAACTTTAGGCGTTACTCAAGATGGACTGTTGGGCCAAGCTAGTATTAAGGCATTGCAGAAACGGCTAGGTACAACACAAGACGGTATTATCAGCCCTGTATCTAACATGGTCAAAGCATTGCAAGTAGCATTGAACAACAACAAGCTTCCGTGGTAAACAAATAGCCCGCTTTGGCGGGCTTGTACATAGATCATATTCGTTTTGCTTGCAGTAATTTAGTTTATGCTATATATTAGCAATTGCGTGCAATACTTTATGAAGAGTAGTTAGGCGGTGGTAGCTTGGGGAAGTGCGCCTAATACTCTTCTTGTTTATTTTATCATTATTTCAATTTAATAGATATTATTGTTTAGAATATCGTCTAAAAAATTTTTATGTTTTTCAGCATATTATAATATTCACTTCATGACATATTTGGAATGCTCCTTACTCAATTAGAGTAGGGGGGGCTTTTTTGTTGCTCTAATTACCACCGGGTTTATACTTTGTGTTTGGATCGTATTTTCGGAGTATCTTGTCTTGAGTCCTAACATGATCAAACAGATAGTTTTCTCCGTCTTTCTTAAATACATAGGCTAATTCTTCTGGGTAACCACTATAGCTTGATGGCACGGTAAAATAGGGTTTCCCGAAATTCTCCATCGTCCGAACAAACTGATCGTAAAGTAAATGTGCTGGACCCATTCGTTCGATGAACTCATAATAGTAGCGTTCAAAAGCATACGTCCGTTGGTGCGCAAGTGGTATTTGCATATCAATCACTCCTTGCAAGAATTATACGAACGTTTGTTCCTGTTGTAAAGCGAACAAAAGGTAAAGAAAAAAGCCTGCTATGCAGACTTAAGACTATATTCCCATTAATTCTTTCTTCTTGGCGTCAAATTCTTCTTGAGTGATAATGCCATCATCGAGCAGTGATTTATAATTTCTGATTTCGTCTGTAACTGATGGTTTAGAGTTATTTACCATGACTGTGTTTGGTGCCTTAGTACGCCTGATTTCCTTGTTGATAGCGGCAGTCAACGGTTCTATCGAAGTGTTTGGGATCCCTCTAATTTCTATCAGCGCAGCTCCATTAAACATTTTAAGTTTAGACATAAGCATTCCTTTATCATAAGATACAGAATTTATTTTATCGATAGGAACTTCTGTCTTTCTTACTCCATACGCAATACCTTTATCCAAAAATATCATTCTTTCATTAGTAAGAACTAAAAGAATGGAGTTTTCTCCAGTTAAACCAGACGCTACATATTGGATCTGTTCATCTTCGTCAATATATTTGTGCAAGGCTTTTATTTCCTTTTTAGTACCAAATACATCAGTTAATCCTAATTCGTTCAAACGGTCTTCAATTTTTTTCGCGTGTGGATCAACCTCATCATGAACGCCTTTTGCAATTAATTCAGATAGAGTATATTTTTGAGAAGAAAACGCGCTTAACCCCAACTCCTTGGCACAAGACTTGCAAATGACCTTTTTATCTTTAGTTGGATACTTTGTTGAGAATGTCGGAAATGGTTTTGAGCAAATACCACAAGTAGATGCCATAGCAATTAACCTTCTTTCGATATTTTTATGCTTTCATTGTAACAGAAAAGAGTCATTCTTTGTAAACAAAAATGATAGTGTTTCACTAGGCAAAACCACTAAAGAAATTAAATAACACCATTTTTAATATATTCATCCACAAAACATCCACACAGTTTCTCCAAATTAATACAATAAACGGAAAACAAAAAGATGGCAATGTGTATGGAAAGGTTGATAAAACAATATTCTTGTGTATAATAAGTACTTGTGCGAAGCGCACCGCGGTTCATCAACCAAAACGTTCAAATTACATTAAAGCCCTTTAAACCAACATACTAATCACCTTTTTCTCAATTTCATCCACAAAAAATCCACATGAATATAAAATTTATTTTAGAAATAACGTTCATACATAGATATAGCCTCAGTTTCCATTTTCTTAGAAACATGAAGATACACGTTTGCGGTCATATTTATCGAAGAGTGTCCTAAACGTTCCGATACATATTTAATGTTTGACCCACTTTCAAGTAAGTGTACTGCATGAGAATGTCTTAGTGCATGAGGCGAAAGACGAGGTAGATCGGCTAAATCGCACATTTTATAAAAGTAGGTTCTATAATTCGACTGCTTGATAAAGTTCCCGCGTTCATCTGTAAAAATATACTCTTGATTAGGTATGTTTCTGGATGAAGCGAGGGCTAGTTCGTTTTTCTTGATTTTGAAATTCTTCAATAATTCGATTAAGTATCTGTCAATTACAATTGTTCTATAGCTTGATTGAGTTTTTGGAGGGTTTATATAGTCAGTTTTTCCCTCTCGATACAAAGTTTTGTTTATTTCTATTTTATTTCTGTTCCAATCATCCCATTTTAATGCAGAAGCTTCTCCTAGTCGCAAACCAGTTCGCGATAAGAGTGTAGATAATACAAAATATAAGTAGTCCATAAAATCATTTTCTTCCGCGTGACATTTGCTGATGTCTAAAAAATAAACTAAATCATCTTTTTCAAAGAATTTGATTTCTTTTTTGTTTTTGTGTAATTTAGGATACTTTATGTTTTTCATCGGATTGGATTCTAATAACTGGTATTCTACAACAGCATCCTCGAGCGCGCTATTGAAAGGGGCAACATAGGATTTGACAGAGTCTACATTTAAGTGATCGCAAAGTTCGTTGATCCATGTTATACATTCAAGTCTTGTGATTTCGGTAAGTTTGTAAAACTCGAATCGTGGAAGGATGTACAAACGAATAGATTTTTTTATTCTATATAAAGTTGACTGTTTGACAGTCCGTGCTTTCAGATCAATCCACATCTTTAAATAGTCCCCCACGAGCATGGATTCGTTGTATAAGGCCTTGCCCTTTTTTATCCTATTTTCAACCTCGATAGATGCTGCTAATGCTTCTTTTTCTGTTTTAAAACCTTGTTTGGCAACTTCTTTATAAACTCCATTTTTCTTATAGCGAACTCGGTAACGCCAATTATCTTTAGCTACTTCTTTAATGTTTGCCATATTGTACCAACTCCTTATATTTGATAAAATAGGCATAGCAAATAAGCCTATACGTTTATTGCTCTGCACGCCTTCTGACCGCCAAGAAAGAGGGGCGTGCTTTTATTTGAAATAATTAGTGTCGTATCCCATACCTATATCGAAAGTTTCTATAACCTGGCTATAGTTATAAAAACCATCATTCTCATTAATTATATAATTGACCATAAAATTGTTTGCTTCGTTTTCCATCTTAGAATGAGCAACAAAATTTTTATATAGAGCGACGTAGTCTTCGTGGTCAATTACATGTTTCATCTCGTGAACTATCACTCTTTTCATCTCTTCATCAGATAATTTCTGATTAACAAAAATGATTTTCCACGCAGGAACGTAATATCCATTTTTTTCCATTTCTTTGACTACTATTTTGACCCCGAGTTCATCCAATTGGCTTCGCAGCTCGTTCACAAAATCACCTCATTATTTACCTTTACGGCCCATCATATAAGCAATTATTGCTTCTTTATCGCTTTCAGTCATTTCTTCGCCATCAAACGAAAGCACATTTTTTAAAGCGGCTCTTAATTCAGTCTCTTCTTTTGAATTAAATCATCAATAGATGCTCCAAAAAAATCAGCAACTTTTTGTACGTTTTCAACTTTAGGAGATGCTTTATCCCACCTTCTGATTTGTCCATTAGAGAGACCAACTTTTCTTTCGATTTCAGCAAAAGTAACATTTTTCTCGTCCGCAAGCCGTTTGATATTTTGTACTAAACTCACTTATATCAACCTTTCTAGTGCTTACGAAAAAATATATTAACTTTTAAGCTATTTTAGTTTGACAAATGACTTAAAAGCTATTATACTGTGTTCATAAGCTAATATTAAAGCTAACAAGTACAACGAAAAAACTCATGTTAATTAATTATTCGTGGTCGCCAAACTTTGAATCATTAATATAGAGCTATTTGTGCGCTTATTTAACTATGTACTTATGATAGCTTAAAAGTTAACTATCGTCAACTACTTTCTTTGGTATTAGCTTAAAAATTATTTAGGAAGGAGAATATTATGATTATCACAGATTTTGCTGAAATTGTAGAAATCAAACGAAACCGCGAAGGCAAGACTTTAAAATACTTGGCGGATCTGATCGGCGGTAAATCAATTGTCTACACAAAGCAAGTAATCGCAGGAATTCAAAACGGTGAAAATGCTAGAAAGTATCGTCAAATTATCGCTGACGATCTTGGGATATCACTCGCTGAATTAGAAGAAATGAAGAATTCGAACGGGGAGGGCAAGTAATGATTGAACAACCTCGAATTGAAATCGTTGCGGATAATGATTGGCTCGAGAAGTTTGCCAAAGAATATTTGCAGCAATTGTATGATGAACGTTTGAAACCAGAATGGCTTACAATTCCAGATTTGGAAGAAATTACGAGACACGAAAGAAAATGGATCATGGAACATATCATTAATGATCCATACGTTCAGAAAAATGGAATCGCAAAGAAGGCTGGGGGGAACACTAAGTCAAAATGGATTGTTGATGCTGAAAAAATAAGACCTTTTTTGAAAAGACTATTTGCTAGTTTCCCGAATGAATAGGAGGAGTATTGAATGAAATTTATTGATAAGTATTTATCCAGTAATGAAGTAGCTGAAATGGTAGGTCGTACACATGATAACGTGCTGAAGGACATACGAAATATAGTTGAACAAATCGGTGGCGTGAAAAATCACGAGTCCTATTTCATTGAATCTACTTATGTCAATTCTCAGAATAAAGAATTACCAAACTACCTACTAACGAAAAAAGGCTGCGAACTATACGCAACCAGAATGACAGGAGCCAAGGGAACTCAATTCGCCTTAAGCTATATCGAACGTTTCAACGAAATGGAATCACACATCAAGGAGCAAGCGCTTAAGATTCCAGAAACACCAGAAGAAGCACTGGAACTCATGTTTGAATTTCAAAAAGGCACAAAGGAGAAAGTTGCCAAAGTAGAGAAACGTGTCACTGATCTTGAAGAAAACACAGTCCTAAGTGCCGGCGACTACAGCTACATCACACGCCGTATCAATCAGCGAGTGGCAGAAGTCGCACGAGGTTTCGGGAAAGTCACAAACAGCCAAAGAGGAGAACTGCACAAGGACATCAACTCAGGAGTCAAGAAAATCACAGGTGTGAGTACAAGAACTCAGCTACGGCAGAAACACTTTCAAACGGTACTTGATTACATCACAGATTGGGAACCAAGCACAGCAACAAAAACGATCGTCCGTCAAATGGATCTATTGGATTAAAAATAACCCCACACGGAAGGAGGGGCTAGGGTGAATAAAAAAGATAAGGTAAAAGTCATAGTGGTATCTGTTGTCAGTTCGCTGATCATAAATATTATTTTTCAACTACTTTTGAAATAAATAAGTAATTAGATTGACTATCAATGTAGTTATAACTGCAACGGCTATAGGAATTTTGACACTCCATTTATATCTGTCTTGTTCATCTGTTTCTCTAAATTCTAGATAATTTTGGCCTTCTTGCGTCAACATATAATACTTTGTTTCTTCCTTAAAGGTTTCTTCTTCCTTAATATACCCAAGTTCCAAGAGGTGAACTAAGTATCCTTTCATATCTAGTTTAGAAGCACCTAACTTAATAGACAATCCTTCAATTGTTGTAAGAGACAGATTTGAATCGAAGTAACCTCTTTGAGAGTTTAGGTATTCCAATAACCTAATTTCTTTATTTGTTAGCCTTTCGTTCACATTAACACCACCAGTTTTTAAACAATTATACCAAAGGAGCAATCACATTGAAAAACAAACTAGCAAAAACAACAGCAATCATCGGACTAGCACTAGGTAGCGGCGTTATCGGCTACGCAGCAAGTAACGCATTTCAAGATTTGGACACGATCACAGCGAACTTCAACACAGTGCTAAAATACGGACAAACGAAATCGCAACGTGTGTCAGAACTCGAATCACAGCTATCCAACAACACTCGTACACAGGAGCAGCTGAAAGCCGAAATCGAGCAAATCAAATCAGACAAGCAGAAGGAAATTGAAGCCAAGCAACGTGAGATCGAACAAAAGCAACAGGAGATCAACACAAAGCAACAGGAAGCCGATAGCTTGCGCCAACAACTATCCACAGTGCAAAACGACAAGGAGCAGTTAGAACAGCGCGTGAGCGAGTTACGGCAGTATACGGATCAAAAAGTAGGGGAGCTGGGGAAATGATTAAGTCAGTCACTATATCAGTTGAGGAAGATAGTGGATCGACAATACAGCATACCGTCTCGACAAAAGAAGAAGCGCTCGCTTTGATCGATCGATACTTCAAGGAGGAAAAACTATGATTAAGAAATTCTGCATCTGGTATCTAAGAATTACAGAAACGCCGGTATTTCTCAATTTAGAAACGGTGGATGGCGACATCAAACTTGCCGCAAAAAAAGGACCGGTTTTCTTAAGTGCTAATACTGGACCTTATGGAGTGTACCTTAACTACAAGAGCAAAAGTAAGGTGAGAAAGTATGACTAGAGCTGAAGCACTACAAATTGGCAAAGTCATTGCTGATCGCTGGTACAAGCATAACAAGCCGTTGATTCAGTCGAGGCAGAATATTGAACGACAAAAAGACCGACTAGCCGGCAAGCTATAGTCAGTCAGAAACGAAAAAATATTTACCTAAGTTTACCACAAATTGAGAGGAGTGGGAAGATGTCAGATTATATCGCAACAAATTACGACAACCTGATGCAAGACGAAAACAGCCGTGTATTCCCAAATACACACCAGTTTAAAGGTGTTGATGAATACAAGGAAGAACGCATCATGACAAGCTACAAACCTCGTGTAGTCAACGCTGACGATGAATTGTTTATTGTTTTTGTGAAACCCAATCCAGGCACAATCATCTTTTCATTGGATGAGGTTTACGAAAAAACAAAACAATATCTAATCCATGCTGAAGACATCTGCGAATTCATATTTGACGAAAAAGACAAAGATTTGGTTTGGAGCGCCGAACCAGTTTTAGGGAAGGATTTGATGTAATGAATGTATTAGAAAAATATGAAATTGAAGAATTGGATAGCAGTGGGGTTTTAGAACAAGAAAAATGGGCTATAGATAGTTTAGAAAGTGCAGATTGGGCCTTTAGAAAAATCGCAGCCCTCAAACAAGCAAATAACGAAATTAAAAGTTTTGCTGATAAAGAACGCGAAAGAATCGCTATTTGGGAAGAAAAAGAAACTAAATCAAACGCAGATAGTATTGAGTTTTTTGAAATAAAATTGGGTGAATATTTAAGAGAACTTCGAAAGAGCGACCCAAAAGTGAAAATTAAAACACCTCACGGCACAGTAAGTACAAGAAAACAACCTGATAGTTGGGAGTACAAGGATGATGCGGTAGAAGCACTTGAGTCGCTAGGTTTAAACGATTTTATAAATGTTAAAAAAACCGTGGATAAAGCTAAATTTAAGAAAATGGTGTCAGTTACCTCAGAAGGAAAAGTTATCAGTCCAGATGGCGAAATTATTGAATCAGTCAAAGTTGTTCCTCAAGGCGAAAAAATTATTGTTAAATCGGAGGTTTAGTGATGGAAGTTAAACGAGCAAAAAGGGAAAAGTTGAAAGTGCCTATCATGATAACCGGGGCAAGTGGTAGCGGAAAAACAGTATCTTCGTTGCTTATAGCTAAAGGAATTGTCGAAAAAATGTTTCCTGAATCGTCGGATGAAGAACACTGGGGAAAAATAGGCGTAATTGATACGGAACACAAACGTTCATTGCTTTACGCCGGGTCCGTTGTGGGAAATGTCCACATCGGGGAGTTTCTTCACATCGATTTTGAGCCACCATACACCGTTCCGAATTATAACACTGCGTTCAATTTATTAAAAAAAGAAGGGGTAGAAGTAATTATCATAGATTCCATTTCTCACGCTTGGAGTGGCGAAGGCGGTATTTTAGAGCAAGTGGAAGCTATCGCGAAAGGTAATTCAAGCAAAAGTATGGTCGCTTGGGGCAAGGTAAAGCCGCTCGAAAAAGAGTTTTTGAAATTGGTGACTGGTAATTCCGTGTACGTTCTTGCGACGTCTCGAAGTAAACAAGCATATGATTTTGATAAAGACGAAAACGGAAAAACGAAAATTGTCAAAATGGGATTAAAGCCCGATCAAAAAGATGCTTTAGAATACGAATTTGCAATTGCTTTGCGTATTGATCAAGACCACATTGCGGAATCGACAAAAGATAATTCGAACATGTTTGATACGCCTTTTAGAGTCACAACTGAAGTGGGCCATAAAATTTTCGAGTGGTCTGACACAGGTATTGATTTAGAACAAGTCAGACGTGACCTGATTATGGAAGTTATTGGTTTGAGCGAAGAAAACGACGCTAGAAAAACTAAGTACGATGAACTGATGAGCAAGTTACCTGAAAAAACGATTAACGATTTACGCACTAATGTTTTAAAACGCATGAAGGAAATACTCGAAAACATCAAGGTAGACAACGAGAGTGCGTCAGCGCAGGAAGAATTATTTGACACAAGTAATCCACCAATTAGCGAGTGATCTAAATGTTAGGGAAAATTTTTACTCACGACGGCAATAAACTGACCATAGAATTTGAAGAAGAAATCAACGCTGAATATCTCAAAACGCTTGCTCGTGAGAAAGATAATCTTGTCAAAGTAAAGCTATTAGACAACGAGCCACTTTCAAGCAAGCAGAATGCACTCTCACACGCTTTAATCAGAGATATCGCTAATTGGTATGTAGACGACCCAAAACACGTTGAATCGATGCTTAAGTACGAATACGAGTACACAGAAGACGAACCTTTCTCGCACGCCGTAGCAAGTATGAACGAAGGCAATATTTGGATAACAAAACTCATTCAATTTGTAATACGAGAAGGAGTCCAACTCAATCAAAAATACTCATATCTACTAGAACATGATAGCTTTTTCTACTATTGCTGTAAGTATCGAAAATGTGCAGTTTCTGGTAGACCAGGAGCGCAAATACATCATGTTACGGCTGTTGGAAATCGTCATAGAAATAACGTTGACCATCGGCTATTTCCATTCGTGGCTTTGGATTGGAAAACACACAATATTGCTCACCAACTTGGGCAAGAGGAATTTCTTAAGAGATACCAGATCAAGCCGGTTTATTTGGATAAAGAAGCTTTAATCAAGATCGGCATTATGAGTAACGCTCAAATAATGCGTTTTGATGAAAAGTACGAAACAGAAGAGCTGTTCAAGAAAGCAATAGAGGAGGGATAGCGTGGCAGAAAGGAAAATATCCAAAAGCAACAGAGGGTTTAAAGGGGTATGGATTCCTTCACACATTTGGCTGGATAAAAACCTAACAATTCAAGAAATGATGTTTTTGGTTGAGATTGACAGTTTAGATATAAGTGACGAGGGATGCTATGCCAGCAACAAGCATTTTTCCGATTTCTTCGGATTGTCGACAAGGAGATGCTCTCAAATAATAAATGAACTAAAGGATAAAGGGTATATCACAGTAAATTTAATTCTTAATGAAAAGAAACAGGTGGAGAGAAGAACGATTAGGGTATCAAGAAAATTTCCTGGGGGGTATCAAGAATATTTCCATACCCCTATGGAAGGAAAGTTCCAAGGTAGTAATACATCTTTTAGTAATACAAAAAACAATATGTCGAGCAAGCCCGACTTGATTCCTTATTCTGAGATTATTACCTACCTGAACAACAAATCAAATAAATCATTCAAAGTTACTCAGAAATGGAAAGACCTGATCAAAGCAAGATGGAATGAAGGTCAACGATTAGATGATTTCAAAAAAGTAATTGATATCAAAACAAGCCAGTGGTTGGAAAGACCGGATATGAATATGTACCTAAGGCCGCTAACTTTGTTTGGAAACAAGTTTGATACCTACTTGAATGAGTATCGCCCACAAGTTAATTCTTCAATCTCCGATGAAATTGCTGAATCTCAAAGGAGGTTGTCTGAAGCCTATGAACAATGAGTTAAAACTTGTGGCTGAAATGCTAAACAATCCATCAATTATTACAAACATTGATATCGATTCAGAATGGTTTGAAAGTCCTCAGTGCAAACTGATTGTAGAGTCAATGACTAGACTGCGAGGAATGAAATACACCACCGAACAGGTTCATCGTGAAATGCGAACCATTGACTACTTCAAAGCAGGGACAGCAGATGAATTAGACATCTTGAAGAATTCTGCGAATCAGCTTGGAATCGAAAGAGAACTAGCACGGATCATACACAATGATTATCTTGACCGCAAGTTGCATTCAGCGTCCATAAAATACGCTGAGACGCTTTCTAAGACAGATGGGGATAAGTTATCCAGATTGCTAGAAGAAAAGCGTGACGTGAACCATATTAAGTCTGACGGCAAACTGGATAAAGCTTTCGCAGAGTTTACAGCTAGCTTAGATAAACCAAGTGAAGTTCTGACGACATATAAACCGCTAGATGCATTTCTTGGAGGAGGTATCACAGGAGGAAAGCTAATTGTCTTGGCTGGTAGACCGGGTGCGGGTAAAACAGCTTTCGCGTTGAACATTATGTATAGACTATTTTCAGACAATGACAATGTACAGTGTGATTTCTTCACTTTCGAAATGCGTCAAAACGAATTGATGAAGCGGCTTATCTCAAAAGAAACAAGAATCAACTCCATGTTATTCGTGGGCAACGATAAATTGTCTGACGAAAATAAAGTGAGAGCCAGAAAGTCGTACGAGGATATGAAAAATAGATTCGATATGCGAGTGTACACTTCTGAATATTCCAATCTAAACGATATTAAGTATGCGATCAAGCAGCGATTAAGCGACAAACGGTATGTCGTGTTTGTAGACTACGCAGGGCTGATCACAGTGAACGATACTCGCAAAAATGAGCGTCAAGTGATGAACGAAGTTACGCGAGAGTTGAAGAAGCTCACAACAGACTACGGAATCACCATTGTGTTGCTAGCTCAGTTAAGCAGGGCAGTTGAGCAGAGACAGGACAAGCGCCCAATGCTCAGTGATTTGAAAGAATCTGGATCATTAGAACAAGATGCGAATGTCACGCTCTTGCTTTCTGCTGGCGATAAAGACAGTCGCAAGATTCGATGCGATGTAGCCAAAAACAGAGAAGGTATGACAGGAGTTGCGCCATTTATCTTTGACAAGAAGTTTATGGATTTCTCAGTTGATTTTGACGAATGGAGAGGTTAGATGGACGGACAAACATATCTGGCTATCTTCAAAGAAAACGGCCTTGTGCGATCGGACTTAGTCAAAATATTGGAACATCAAGTTAAGGTGTTTCAAGAAAATAATATGCCAGCGAATGCAGAAGAAGCTAAGTGGTTGGCGATCGAAATAGCTGAGGAAGAAAAAGCACAAGGTTATCCATTCTTAGACGGAAATGAAACAAGAGAGCAAATTGCCGAACGATATTTGAAAGGGATGAAACTATTCTGATTATTACGATACCAGGCGAATTAACAGACCTGAACAAATTCATCAATAGCCAACGAACAAACCGATATGCAGGCGCCAAGTTGAAAAAGGAGAACACGGAAAAATGTTCTTATGCATTCTTAATGGCTAAGGCAGCAGGGCTGAGAGTGACAACGCCAATCAACTTGAAAATCACTTGGTACTGCAAAAATAAGCGCAAGGATAAAGACAACATTGCGTTCGGGATCAAGTTTATCATGGACGGAATGATTGAAGCGAGAGTGATCGCAAATGATGGATGGGGCGAGATTGCCAACTTTGAGCATCGGTTTGAAGTGGATAAGGATTGCCCAAGAATTGAAATTGAATTGGAGGAAGCGTAGTGAAGATAAAGTGTGAGTTGTATAACGATAATTTCCAAAACAGGAAAAAATATAACATCCCGAAAGCAC